TTTTTCTTAAGTGCATATTCTCGAGAAATAGAGAGATTAGTTGATTTTGGTTCTTTCGACCCAACACAACTCACAAATAACTCAAAATACATTGATTTATTCGTTGGTGAAGATATTGATGGTTATTACTCAGAGTTCTTTGGTATCAGTGATATTGAATTAAACGAGGATAATGTATACAACTTTAGGTCTATCGTAAAAATTTATGGTGGTTATAGAAAATCGGGTGGTGTTGCAAATAGAGAAACATTCCAAGTTTACCTCTTAGATAACATAATTGTCCCACATCAAGTTAGACAGAGAAATTTCTTAGAGAGATTGATCCCTAAACTTAGAGAATTAAAGAGAGATAAAGATTCAAATAATAATCAAGCGATTGTTGGTAATTATGGAGATACCCCATTAAAATTACAGACATACAATACATTTAAGTCATTTAATGACCAATGGATTTCGGGTAATTCGATCGGACAAAGATTATTAATGGAGGAATTCCTATTCTTAGATAAGGCGAATAGAGACATTGGGGACGATTTCTTTATCGATATAAAGAAACTAATTCCATTAGAACATTCAAATAATCAAAACTTAGAATTATATGGTGCAATATCCATGATTCTAAGTAGATCTAATGTGGATATCCGAGCATTACCTTCATATGTAAACTTCTATGGTAATAATTCAAATAAAACAAGAGTTAGACCATCTAGAGACATTGCAAATATTATGTTTGGGAAGTTCTTAGAAGTTGATTTAGAATATTCAACACCTAAGATGATTTTACAATATGTGGGTAGAACCTCAAAACACTTAGATTTAAGTACAATTAATAAAGAATATTTTTATTTAAACGATGGTTTTAATTTAGAAGACCCTCAGTCAAATCCGTTACTTATAACAAACCCTAAGTTCTTTGAAACAACCAATTTATCTAAGTCTAATAAGGTAGTTGCATTTGAGGTAAGTTTTGGTGATCAAAACCAAGGTATCTTTAAGTCAATTTCATTAGATCAATCTCAGTTTAGAAATACATTTGAAAGTAATCTTGCAATTGAGAGGTTAGGTAGATCGGAGTCAGGTTCAGGAACTGGTCAAATAGATATTGGTTTATATGATATCTACGAAACCCGTTCTTATAGTTGTGAAGTCGAGGCGATGGGTAATGTAATGATACAACCAACAATGTACTTCCAACTTAAAAATGTTCCTTTATTTGAGGGGGCATATTGGATTGTTGAAGTAAGTCATAAGATTGAAAGTAATACTATTAAAACGAGGTTTAAAGGTGTTAGGATACCTAAGGATTCATTACCTGACCCTAAAGAATCGTTTACCGCATCTTACCGTGTCTTATTTGATAAAATACTTAATGCTGCGATTGCTAAGAATACTACGGTAAGTGGTACATCAACTGAAGAAACAATCACGACTAGTCAAGGGACTTTTACAACTGATAGAGGTGGTATTAAAATAGAGGGTGAGGAAATGGTTAAAGAATCGGGAGTCACTTCATTAGGAATACCATTCAATGGGTATAATAATAACAAATCAATTCAGAAGGTAAAATACAAAGGAAATATATGGTATAGATCTAGAGTCATAACAATGGGTCCAGGTTTAACCGATTCTATTGCAATGTACTTACCGACTAAAGTCAAAAACCATACAGTTAAACCTTCTAAATTGGAATGGTCAGAAATAAAAAATAGTAATAAGTATTTCTATTCTGCACCATTTATGGTAGATACATTTAAAAACGATACTGCGGATTACTTATTATTTGATTCAAAAACACAGTTTTTAAATCCTTCGAACAGTATTGCAAAAACAATAACCGCAGATTCGCAACTTAATACTGACAGTGGTGTAAGGTACGTTAATGGACCTATTGATGTCGGTGAGAGAAATGTGACTAAAGACGGGGATATAGAAACTTATGGTTTAACCCTTTCAAAAAATTTAATGAAAGACTTAAAATTGAAAGATGGTGAAGTAGTTTACTTTAAAATTGAATAATTACGTAAAATGTAATATTTATAATAAAATGGAAATTATGAGCAATTTAAAAGTAGGTTCCGCAATTGATAACTTCTTAGGTAACAAAACGGTGAAAAATCTCAACGAAACTGGTACCGAACAAGAAGTATGTGATATGAATACGGGAGAATGTTATGTAATCCGTAGTAAAGACGGTTTGGTTGAAAGAATCAATAAAAAATACATTACCGAAGACGGTAGACAATTATTAAGAGATTAAGATGAAATTAGAGGATAAGTTACACGAAGAACTAATGAGATACCGTAGTATTAATAATTACGGTAAAAAATTCATTATGGAGCAAGAAGAAGTTGCACCTGACGCATTACCTGGTGGTTCTGATGAAGAAGTACCTGCCGTTGATGACATACCTGCAGAAGAACCTGTTGGTGATGCCCCTGTTGGAGATGCCCCTGTTGGAGACGCACCCGTTGAAGAACCTGCAATGGATTCTGATGTGGAGGAGATTGACATTACGGATTTGGTTACTATGACCCAAAACATTAAAAATGATTTGGATAACAGTAAATCTAACAATGATGCGGTTTTAGGTAAGATGGGTGACCTTTTCTCTAAATTAGATGATTTAGAGTCAAAACTTTCCCAAATGGACAGTGTGATTTCTAAAATTGACAACCTTGAAAATAAAGTTGAAACGATGAAAGAACCAACTCCACAGGAAAGACTCGAAATGAGATCATTGGATTCTTATCCGTTTAACCAAAAACCGTCGGACTTCTTCTCACAAAAACAACTCGATATGAAAGCGAGTGGTAAAAACGAGTATATAATCACTAAATCAGATATTTCGGATTATAACGATAAAGAAATGAGAGATTCATTTAATTTTAACCCTGACGAAGAAAATGAAGTTGAATGGTAATGTACAGTTCTTTTTAGAACTTCAATCTCAGTTGAGAATTTTACATTGGCAAACTAAAAGCCACGCAAAACATATCGCATTGGGTGATACCTATGATGTTTTGGATGGACTTATAGATAGTTTTGTTGAAACATGCATGGGTCTTCATGGAAGATTCATCTTAGAAGATGAAAATAAAACCCTAACAATCAATAATCTTTCTGATGTAGATATGTTAGGTATGATTAAGACAGTTAGGACTACCCTTCAAAAAATGGAAATAAATCCTGCAGACAGTGATTTATTGAATATAAGGGATGAGATGTTGGCACAGATTAACAAACTCTCTTATTTACTCACACTTAAATAATTTTTTTAATTTATTTTGACTTTTAAAGTCCGGGGGCCTTGACTCTCGGACTTTTTTTATGTATCTTTTATTTACACATAATTTAAATCGTAATAATATGAACAATTCAATTGACGCGATTCTTTCTCAGTACGAGAAAAATACGCAACCTGCCGCAAGCGGCAACAAAGTGTCGAGTGAAGATCGACTAAAAAAGTACTTCACAACTATCTTACCAAAAGGTTCAACCTCAGGTCAGAAGAGAATCAGAATTCTACCAACAAAGGACGGTAGTACATGTTTTAAAGAGGTTGAGTTCCATGAAATCCAAGTAAATGGATCATGGGTAAAACTTTATGACCCCGCACAAGATGGTGAAAGATCACCACTTAATGAGGTTAAGAAGAGTTTAGAAGCAACAGGTGATGAAACAGATCGTCAAATTGCAAGAAACTACAGAGCAAGAAAATTTTATATCGTAAAAGTTATCGATCGTGATAACGAACAAGACGGTCCTAAATTTTGGAGATTCAAACACAACTACAAAGGTGATGGTCCTTTGGACAAAATCATTCCTATCATTAGAAGTAAAGGTGATGTAACCGACATCCTTGAAGGTAGAGACTTGATTTTATCATTGACCTTAAACAAGGCACCTAATGGTAGAGAATATACTACTATTAACTCTATCATCCAAGATGATAAAACTCCTTTACACACCGATTCCGAAATTGCAAACGAATGGGCAAATGACGATACAACGTGGAGAGATGTTTATTCAGTAAAACCAATCGAATATTTTGAGATGGTTGCATTGGGTGAAGTACCTGTATGGGATACAGAGGCAAAGAAATACGTGTCAAAATCAGAATCAGAAACTGATTTCGGTGGTTCGGCACCTTTGAAGGCAAATGTTCCCGTAGAGGATCCACAAGTGTCACAAGAAGTTGATGACGATTTACCATTCTAAAAACTAAAACACGGGTCCCCACCTCAAAAAAAATAAATTGATGGAAACATCTGGTGGAGCAACACCGACTATGTCGGCCCCGAGGATGGGGACCCTTTTTAATTAAAAAAAATAAATGGCAATAAAGAAAAAAAGTTTCGCGGAGATAAAAGGTAAATTCTCTAAACAGGCGAAGTTCAAAACCGACCGATTTTTTGACTTAGGAGATGCCTTTTTAGATGCAACAGGTTTACCGGGTCCTGCAATGGGACACATAAACATGTTCTTAGGTCATTCTGATACTGGTAAAACAACTGCATTGGTAAAAACTGCGGTGGATGCTCAGAAGAAAGGTATTCTCCCTGTGTTCATTATTACAGAACAAAAATGGGACTTCCCACACGCAAAATTAATGGGATTAGAAGTTGAAGAATTGGTTGATGAAGAAACGGGGGAAATCGAATACGAAGGTTTCTTTCTATTCAACAATCAATTTGAATACATAGAACAAATTACCGATTACATTAATGAGTTATTGGATGCACAGAAAAAAGGTGAATTAGAATATGATTTACTATTGTTATGGGATTCAGTTGGTTCAGTACCATGTAAAATGACTTTTGATGGTAAAGGTGGTAAACAACATAATGCATCTGTACTTTCTGATAAGATCGGTATGGGCCTTAACCAAAGAATTTCGGGTTCAAGACGTGTTGATTCTCAATTCACTAATACATTGGTTATCGTAAATCAACCATGGGTCGAGTTACCCGATAATCCTTTCGGTCAACCAAAGATCAAAGCAAAGGGTGGAGAATCAGTATGGTTAAACTCAACATTAGTTTTCCGTTTTGGAAATCAGAAAAATGCAGGTACCAATCCACTTTCAGCTGTTAAAAGTGGGAGAAAAGTGAAGTTTGCAACTAAATCAAAAGTATCAATCATGAAGAACCACGTAAATGGTTTGGGATATGAGGATGGAAAGATTATTGTAACCGCACACGGTTTCTTAAAAGGAAAAGACGCTGCCGAGGAAAAGAAATCCTTGGAACAATACAAAAACGAATATGCAGAATATTGGAACAACCAACTTGGAGAAGGTGGTGATTTCGATATCAAAGAAGGTCCTTCAGAATACAAGGACGAAGAATAGAATGTTGAACCTCATAAAGGTCTTAAATGTCAGTTTTATTAGTAGACGGAGATAATTTACTTACAATTGGTTTTTTTGGATTAAAAAACTATTTCTATAAGGGTGAACATATAGGTGGGATATACCATTTTATGAACACCCTAAGGAAATCGTTCGAATACTATAAACTCGATAAAATTGTTGTTTTTTGGGATGGTGAAGACGGTGCAGCTACGAGAAAAAGAATGTATCACAGATACAAAGAAAATCGTAGGGAGAGGGTTAGATCTGACAATGAAAAACAATCATACGGAAGACAGAGAAAAAGGGTTCAACAATACTTGGAGGAATTATATGTAAGACAAGGTGAGTTTGAATTTTGTGAAACAGATGACTGTATCGCATATTATTCACAAAACAGTTTAGAAAACACAATTATATATTCATCAGATGGGGACCTAACACAACTAGTTTCCAACACCACAAAGGTATATAACCCTTCACACAGGAAACTTTACGACCAAAACGACATGATCATCTACGATCATGAAGAAATCCACATACAGAACGTTAAAATCGTTAAAATAATTTGTGGGGATCGATCCGATAATATCGCGGGGATTAAAAATATGGGTATAAAAAAATTTATAACCCTATTCCCTGAAGTAAAGGAAAGACCTCTCACGGTTAACGATATTATTGAAAAATCGAACAAATTGTTTGAGGAAGATAAGAATAACGCCACAGTTAAAAATCTACTTACAGGAGTCACCAAATATGGTGTTTTTGGGGAAGAATTTTTTACTCTTAATGAAAGTATTGTGAGTTTAGACCAACCGTTTCTAACCGATGAGGCAAGAGAAACAATCACCGCACT